TAGTCATGTCAGCTGCTGATCCTTGTATCAATCTATTCAAAGCTTTGTATGTATAAGCTCTTCTGATCCCTGGTCCGTGTTCCGAGAGCGCTGCATCGTGAGGTAATGGTTTATGGATACCGAATTGATTTGGTTCCCATAGATGAAACCTACACAGTCTACCTAAAAGCGTTCTAACTCTACCTCGTTGCTGTGCTCTACTCATCACTGCATCCATAAGCTGTTTAACAAAAGGAACTTTGCTATGATACTGTTTAAATAATTGTTCAGCTTGGAGTTTGTTAGTCCCTAGTTCAGCTTGTAATTTATTTTTACCCATGCCATAAAAAAGACCCAAATTGATCGTTTTGGCTTGAAACCTACCAATACCTGCCATGTCTGCTACGATCTGGTGAAAGTCTGCATTCTCATTTTTGTATGCTTCTACTACATCTTCCACAGAATAAAATCCTTGTAATGCTGCATAGTGTACAACTAATCTAGGTTCTTGTTGGTTATAG